CGCTACTTTTTAGGATAGTTTCCACATCTTTGCGCAAGTGCCTGCGCACAATCACACTAATATGCTGCGCAACTGTGTGCATATCATACCCAGCCTGCACCTCCAATGCGCCCCATTCAATCTGGGTTAATCGCAGGGATTCACGTTTTACTACCAATTCGGTATTGTGGGCAAATAGGTGCGCAGTGGGCGGTGTGGCTTGCGTGTCGGGTTTCTGGGGTTGCATCCGATATGTAGCATTGAATCGTTCGCACTCATCACGCATGGCGTTACGTAATCCGCGCAGTACGGCTCTGCGGTCGGCTTGTTCGGCCTCGTATTTGGCACGCTTTTCGGCGTCCTGCTCTGGGGTTGTGGGTGCGGGTTTTACATCGCCCATCGAGTCGGTTAGCTTTTTTAGGGCTTCATTGAAGTCAATCATGGTATTTTTCCGGTTTATGGTTGTGGAATATTAGGTACATTCTAGGTGTAGTTTATCATGTTCTGAGCCAAATTATGGGTTTTTTGTGGTGTAGTTTGCCAAGTTTTGAAGGGGTTGGCAATGTCAAGTTTTAGGTGTTTTGGGGTGTTTTTGGCAATCGGCGGGAGTGAAGTTTATAGATGGGGGAAAAAGTGTGTGATGTATTTAGGATATTGTGGGTATTGTGTTGTATAGCTGTTTTGGCGTGTTCTGCGTGTTCCAAAAAAACTTGACATTCTGGAACACGCTAGAATGAGTGTTGGCGCGGGTTTGCGGGCGATTTTAAGGCCGTGTTCCAATGTTCCAGACTTTTGAATGACTCTGGGAAAAAAAGGCTAAATAAGTGCTTTTGCAGTTTAGGGTTATTTAGCATTCTCCCCACTTTCCCATAGTGCAACTGCTGGAACAGACTAACTACTACTACTACTATAAATATATTATATATATAAACAAATAACAAACACAGAAAACAGTCAAAATCCTGTGTTTAGTGGCTGCCATCTTACCCCATGTGCGCTATACGCGTTATGTTGGCTATTGGCGTGTTCTGGAACATGCTGGAACACGCTGGAACATTGGAACAAACTTTGATGCTGTGTGCGTTATGGTGTTCTATAGCTGCAATATTTCCATCTACGATTATGGATTCTGTAGATTCACTTTAGGAAATTTGAAACGGGCTGGAAAGCCTTAGCTGGTGCGGATGTTGTTGCTGCCGATACTGCTTCATGCGGTTCTTGGGGCGATTGTGGCTTGGTGCTGCTGCTACTACAGGATAGTTCCTCATAACGTTATGAGGTCGGCTTGGTGCTGCCGCATCTATAGGATAGTTCCCGCCTCGCGTGCCAAAATCAGGGCGCAAAAAAGCCCGCGACGAGGCGGGCATAAAATCAGGGCGCAAAAAACCCCGCACTAGGCGGGGCGGGTAGAGTATTGGATTTTACTTTTTAGGTGCGCGTACTTTTTTGGTTGGTGCAGGTTGCGTATCGGTCATGGCTATTGCGGGAGGTGTTTTCCATACCCCGGCCGCGCGATCGAGGAATTGCGCAATTGCCGGATTTAGCACTAGCACTTGGTTCCATGATTCCTGAGTGCTGCTCGCCCGCACATTAGTAAGTGCCACGACCACGGCATTGATTACATCTGAAGGTTGGTTCAGTAAGCGCTTGGGTGCTGTCGCGGGTTGTCCGGCAGGGCTTGGTATATCTTCGATGTCTGCTTCGCTTGGTGCGGCATCAACTGGCTTTGTGATCTTAGCGGCTTTGGCCTTTTCGCGAGCTTTGACCTGTGCAGGGTTGAAATGAAATTTTGTACCGTTGTTGATTGAGTAGCGAACAGCGCTCAAATAATTGTCACGGGTGGCAATACTAATGTTAGCTGCATCAAATACTGCTTGGAACCGCAGAGCTAGCGCACAGTCCTGCTTTACTGTGCCAATGATGACTTTAGCGTCACGAAAGGGTTTGACCAGTGCTTCTATTGTATCGGCGGACTTGGCAACAGATACCATTGCCTCTGCAATCTTAGTGATCTGAGCAGCTGTGTCGAATGATACCGATGGGGTTTTCTTGGTTGTCATGATGTATTTCCTTTGTGTGATTGTTTGTTTAAATCAGCGAGTGATTCCCGACTGATAACTAATTATATTCGCATTCATTACTGATTGTCAACTGTAATCATACGATTGTGTATTGACCTCATAACGTTATGAGCTTGGTTGGCTTTATATATTACGTAACGTCTGGCGGATTCTGGCGCACTAAATCTGGCTTAGCATAGCCCGATCACGCCGACCCTACCGCCCCCCGACCCTCCTTTGTGACTTCAAGACCCTCCTGCCGTATGCACTGTATTCCAGAAGAACGAAGACCAAAACCCACCAAGCACACAGAACACCCCCCGGTTCGGTTTGTACGCCAACACGAATTTTATTTTTTAAAAATTTTTGGTATACTACGTCCATAACGCCTTAAGAGGTGCGTAGTGAATATATCGCTTACTCCAGAACTTAGCATGCCAGTTGGCCATGGGATTACGAATCCTGCGGATGTCCACGCCGCTGCAAAAGCCATGTTTAGCTCAGCCCAATTTGTGGCTGAGTTTGGTAATCCGGAACCTGCGACAAAGACCGACATCGGTATAGCACGGGATGTGCTACGTAATTTCTCTGCCCCTGCGGACGTACAGCGCTCTGCCACTGCGACCTACTTGCGCTCCTTGATTGCTGAGTATGATCATGAGGTCGTTGAGACTGCAACACAGATTCGCATGTTCGTGACTAACGGGCTCTTGGAAGAAGCTGCTCCCGGAAACAAAAACCGCATCAGAGCGCTTGAGCTGCTAGGCAAAATTAGTGAGGTTGGGTTATTTACCGAACGCACAGAAGTCACAGTACGCCATCAGACTGCACAGGAATTAGAGACCAAAGTACGCGACAAACTTGCACGACTTATGGGTTTGGGTAAATCACAACCGATTGAAGACGCAATCATCCCAAATGCTAACTGAGCCAGAACTCAACGCGTTGCAAACTAACCTTCACCTGCTTAGCCCAGATGAACTGACCGAAGTACTTGATGCGCTCGAAGAACTAGAACGCCGAAAACGTGCGCAGGCTTGTCACGATGACTTGCTTGAGTTTTGCAAAGCGATGGACCCGAACTTTAAAGTAGGTCGTCACACCCGCCGCTTGGCGGATTTGCTCATGAAGATGGAGCGTGGTGAGGAAGATCGTATTGGGGTCAGCATGCCCCCGCGCCATGGCAAGTCGCAGATGGTTTCAATTTATTTCCCGGCGTGGTATCTTGGTAGAAACCCTGATAAGAAAGTGCTGATGGTGTCGCACACGGGTGATCTGGCCGTAGACTTTGGCCGTAAGGTACGTAACATCGTAGATTGTGCGCCGTACAAAGAGATTTTTCCAGCGGTAACACTGGCAGCAGACTCGAAATCGGCCGGCCGATGGAACACTAATATGGGTGGCGAGTATTTTGCCTGCGGTGTGGGTTCGGCTCTTGCGGGGCGCGGTGCGCACTTCCTGATTGTCGATGATCCGTTTTCAGAACAAGATGTGTTGGGTGGAAATTATGACGTTTTTGACAGAGTGTATGAATGGTTTACGTATGGCGCACGAACGCGTCTTATGCCACAGGGTAAAGTGGCTATTGTCCACACGAGATGGCATCCGAATGACCTGATTGGCAAGCTCGCCAAAGATATGACACGTACTGACTTAGCTGATCAGTACGAATTGTTTGAATTTCCGGCTATTTTTAACGAAAATACCGATGATGAGCGGGCGCTTTGGCCTGAATTCTACGATCTGGAAGCATTACACCGCACAAAAGCGTCAATGCCGCTGTTCCAATGGAACGCCCAGTATCAGCAGAACCCCACAGCCGAGGAAGGTGCGCTAATTAAGCGCGAATGGTGGCGTAAATGGGAGCAAGATAGCCCGCCCTCATGTGACTACATCATTATGTCGCTCGATGCCGCAGCAGAAACTAACAACCGGGCTGACTTTACGGCGCTTTTGACATGGGGCGTGTTCAGCGACGGGCGATTCACTGAGGATGCCACGCATATTATCTTGCTCAATGCCATTAATGTGCGAGTAGAATTCCCAGAACTCAAAGAGTTGGCCCTGCGCGAGTATAAAGAGTGGGAACCCGACACATTTATCGTGGAAAAGAAATCCAACGGCACCCCGCTGTTTCAAGAATTACGGCGCATGGGTATTCCGGTGCAAGAATTTACCCCACATCGGGGAACAGGCGATAAAATAGCGCGTGTAAATGCAATATCAGATATATTTAGGTCTGGCATGGTGTGGTATCCCGCAGGGTACAAGTGGGCTGAAGAAGTTGTAGAGCAAGTTGCAGCGTTTCCTGCATCAGAACATGATGACATGGTTGACTGCGTATCTATGGCGATGGCCCGGTTTCGTAGCGGTGGGTTTATCCGATTGGGCTCAGATGCCCCAGATGAAATAATGCGACCTAGAGTTG